CCCAAACAAAGAGATTGTAAAAGCATTTGATGTATCTCTTATTCTGTATGCAGAACATAGTTTTAATGTTTCTACATTTACTGCTAGAACAATCACAAGTAGTTTATCGGATATTCATGGTGCAATTACTGGTGCTATTGCAAGTTTAAAAGGACCGTTGCACGGTGGTGCCAATGAAGAAGTAATGCATATGATGAATAAAATAAAAAAGCCTGAAAATGCCTTAAACTGGATAAATAATGCACTAGATCAAAAAGCTGTTGTTATGGGTTTCGGTCATAGAGTTTATAAAAGTGGTGACTCTAGAGTGCCAACAATGAGAGAATATTTTTCTAAAGTTGCAAAAGTAAAAAAAGATAAAAAGTTTGAAAAAATTTATGACATTGTTGAAAAGGTAATGATTGAAAGAAAAAATATTCATCCAAACGTAGATTATCCTACTGGACCGACTTATCATTTAATGGGATTTGACACAGACTTCTTTACACCAATCTTTGTAATTTCTAGAATAACTGGATGGTCTGCACATATTCTTGAGCAACATGCTGCAAATAAACTAATTAGACCTCTTGCAAGTTACAAAGGTAGTAGTTACAGAAAAGTTGTTCCTTTAAATCAAAGATAATTATTTTTTAATAGCGAGAATATTTTCATCATCAATTTTTTTTGTCTCATATCCATTCTTGTTTAGTTTTTCCAAAATCTCCTCAAGTTTTTTTCCAGTTTTTTTGTATCCATCAAAATGTTTGTATTCAAACAATATTTTTTTAATATCCAAAGAATTAAAATCTATGTCACTACAAATCTGTATCATCTCTTGTTTGAAAAGATAATTTAAACTTTGTATCTTCTTTTTCCAATCGTTATATTTGTCCTCACCAGTCTCTATGATCTCTCCTATCCACATTCTTTGTGGATCATCACACTGAGAGAATATAGCAGTAAAGTAATCTACAATATCTTCGTCTTTCTTTTGACGAGACATCTTTTCAAAAAAATATTTGTCCTTTCTCTTATTAAATGATGTGGTGGTTGCGTTTGTCTTTCCACCATATTTAAAATAGTCAAAGTTATCCTTCGTAAAATGATTCTTGAATGCTAGATAAGTTCTGTAGCAGTCAAAACCAGTCATAAGGGCAGTTTTGCTCTTGTTGTACGTTTGAGATAGTTGAGTTCTGTCGCTTCCCATTTCAACTTCTCCTTGAGTGGTTTTGAAATGAGTTTTGGAACGGATTCAACGTCAATGGCATTTTGTTCACAATAATGTACGATAGCATCAATATAACCTAAATTGTCATCTTTGACAATAGCCTCTATGTCCTGTGCAAACTGTGCTGAACAGAGAAACTTTTCTTTAAGTGCTTTGTTGATGTCACCCATTAACCACCATTCGGTTTTCGATAAAGTTTTTGACATATTTCACAAGTAATTTAATGTAGTCACCTTTGTTTCTTTTATCATAAACCTTAACCTCACCGTTTGGTGTGACCATGATTGTGATAAGTTTTTGGATAGGAATTCCAGTCAGTTCATAATACATACAGGCATATGCAACCTCTTGAACAAAGTATTGTTCAATCCATTCTTCTGGTTTAATCTTCTTCGAGGTCTTAAAATCAATAACAGCGAGTCCGCCCTCATATTCGGCGATACAATCGACTCTTCCTGCCAGACCAAGGTATTCAGAATAAAGTGTGCGTTCTATTGCGTGTATCTTTCCTATCTTGTCCAGACTAGACTTAGCACTGTGAAACATAAACTGAGTCAGTGGTTGGTAGTCATTCCAATCTAACTCTTTGTTCTCAAGATAGGCTTGTGCAGCTTCATGAAAGTCCGTACCACGTCGAGTTGCCTCTTTTGTGACACGATCTGCTTCTTCATTCCCGACTCTCTTTCTCCATTCACGAAACACCTCTCGATTATAGAAACTTGTCACAGAGGTGATAGAAGGAACCCACTCATTGCTGGGTAACTTATATAGGCGAAGTCCGTCGGTCTCTTTTTTCTCTAACTCTAAATCACCTAAATGATTCTCAACAATAAACATTAAAATCCCATAGCTATTTTGCGGAGAAGATATTCTCTCACAAGACCAGAACGTACGATGTCATTGATACCAAATTCGATCATTGCAAAGTCTTCAGGCATTTGTTCAATTATCTTCATGAAGTCAAGAATGCCATTCTTCTCATTGGTTTTTTGTAAGTCTGTTTGACTTGCATCACCACAGAAAATGATTTTAGCATCCTCTCCTACTCTTGTTATTATACTATCTAATTCGTGAAAATTCAAGTTTTGACATTCATCAACTATAACAATTGCATTATCAAGTGTTGTACCCCTTATAAATGAGGTGCTCCAGAAGGATATTGTCTCTTGAGTCTTTAAATTTCCATATAACATCTCAAATTCAGCATCAGTAGACATCTCAAACATGTATTTGACCATGTTTTTATAAGGTATCTGATATAATGCTGATTTATCTTCATGGTCACCAGGCAAGAAACCGATCTCTCTCGTAGATACTAGGGATCTGACCATGTATATCTTTTGATATGGTGTGCTATCATCTAATACCTCTTTTAGTGCGTTGTAGAGCGTTATAAAGGTCTTTCCTGTACCTGCTGCACCATATGAGAAGATATGTTTACCTTCCTTATAATAACCAAAAAACTTTTCCTGATTTTCTGTAATAGGAACTATATCAACTAGATAATCACTGCTAATAGGCTTTTTTCGCCTCATTTGTTTAGCACTTAGTCCAATTCCTACTGCTGCTGCAGGTTTTCTCTTTCTTGGCATTTAGTTAATAGTTGTTAAACTTCTTGACATTAGAACGAGGAGACTGTTTTCCTACTCTATCGAGCACTTCATTCCAACCACCATCTAATTTGTTTCTCCAGTCTCCTACCTCAGCAGTTCCACCGACTCCTTTTGACCAGTCTTTATCCCAGTCAGGGTTGTCCTTTCTCCACTGATCGTATTCTTTCATAGACATAGAGAGTTCTTTCTCTTCTTTTGTCTTTAAATTGATAACAGGGTATGTTGGCATATTAAAGATTTTTGAGTTCAGATAATTTTTGGTGTTTTTTTGCGAGTTTTTTTGCTTTTCTCATATAAGTCATCTCTGCGTCTGAATAGAGATGAGGGTTTTTAAGTGCTTCCTTCACTAATTTGATAGTCTTCTTGTGCATAGTAGTCTTTGTAAAATCCGTATAATCCGCCTGGATATGATTCGTTTCTAGCGATCCACTCATCTGCACACTTGTAATAGGAGGCATTTGAATAGGTACTTCTACCATATTTAGTTAACAAAACTTTAAGTACGAATGCTCTCTTGTTAAGAAATGCTTCAGTCGGGGTATCCATCGTCATCCTCCCATACTTCGTCATAATCGTCAATTGGTAGATTTATGTTACCTTGCTCATTTTTTAGATATGCGTCTGCGTCAGAATAAACCTCTGATTCGAGTAATTCTACCAGAGATTTAAGATTCTGCACAATTAACTTAAGTTTGTCCTTATTCATTTAGTGTAGATCTATCAGAGGGTGATCTAAAGTATTTGTTGATGATATCAATCTGATCTTGATATTTTGCAATAATATCCAATTCTTTCTCAATAGACTCTAATATGTCAGTATGTTCACCAACACCTGCAGGGTGTTCTAGGTAAATTTCGACATTTGCCTTATGTTTGGCAATATCGCCTTGAGCATGTGCTAAGAGTGCTCTCAGCATTTGTTCTCTCATGTGTAACATAGAATATTTGTATTTTCAATAGTATACCATAAAAAAAGAAGGGGTTCAACCCCTTCCATACAATATTCTAGCTTCAGCGTAAATGATTGTGAGAAAGACAGCGGATGCTGCCATTATCTCTAGAGTTACAATCACTTAGAAGAATGTGCGATTCCACGATATGTGAGATCGACCTTCTTCTTTGCTGTAGCTTTCTTAGTATCTGTGTCATAAACGACACCACGATAAGTGACTTTTGCCATTTGTTTGCTCCTTAGTAGTAGGGATTTTTAGCCCCGTTCCTTCGGTCAACTTTTGCGTCCCTTTCGGGATGAACGAACCCGTTCCGAGTCGGCTTACTTGCGTCCAATTTGCCAAACCTCGC